TGCTACATGACCGAGATCGAGGTGATGCAGCATGTCGAGACCGACGAATGGGATGAGGAATGGGCCAAGCAGGCGATTGCCACCCGAGGACGATTCAGCAACTTCAGCGACTACACCTACACCATTGGGCTGACCAACAACGCGGTGTTGGACCGTGAGAACCTGATCGAGGTGGTGTACGCCTACCAGAAGGCGCTCGATGAAGACGGTGTCCCGGGCGTTTACTGTACAGTATTCTGTCCACAAGTGGGTGATTCGTGGGGCAAGTTCGAGCTGATCGACTACGAGCACGGTCAGTATCCGTTCATCGTGTGGCGCAGCGAGGTGATCCATCGGAAGATCGTCGAGAGCCGAGGCGTTCCGGAGATCTGCGCGACATGGCAGAACGAAATCAAGGCCCAGCGCGACTCGATCTTCGACTACACGAGCCTCAACACGATTCCTCCGATTCAAGTTCCGAAGACGAGGGGCGGAAACCTGCGTCTTGGGCCTGCGGTGCAGATTCCGGTGCTGCGTCCGGGTGAAATCTCGTTCATGCAGCCTCCTGCGCGTGAGCCGAGTGTTGCGTTTAACCTCATCGCAGCCATTGAGACTCAGGTGGATCGGTACTTTGGTCGTCCTACCGAGAAGGTTCCGCCTGCGCTCACCCAGATGCGGCAGCAACGGCTGGTGAACAACTGGCTGCATGGATGGACCGAGGCGTTCCGGCAGGTCCTGAGCCTCACGCTGCAGTACACTGGGCCGGAGGAAGTGGCTCGTATCACCGGCAGCAACGTTCCCCTGAGCACCAACGTCCAAGAGTTCGATGTTTCGCTGAAGTTCGACGTGAGGGAGCTGCAGACCGACCTTGTGACCGAGAAGCTCAAGGCGCTTTCTAGCCTCGTTCTGCCGCTGGACAGCGTTGGCGTTGTGGATCGCACCAAGCTCGTGGGTCTGGCGCTGCGTGCGATTGATCCGACTCTGGCTAACGAGTTGATTATGGAGGCTGGACCGGCATCGCAGAAGATGTTCGACGAGACCAACGACGAACTCGGCCTGATGAGCCTTGGCAATCCTCCGAAGCTGCGTGAGAACGATCCCACAGCTCAAGCAAGGCTTAACTTCGCGCAGCAGATCCTGCAGGCGAACCCGAAATACCAGCAGCAGGCTCAAGCGGATCCGTTGTTCCAAGCCAATCTGCAGAAGTACGTGGAGAACCTGCAATTCAGCGTCCAACAGCAGCAGAACGCGGTCACTGGACGTCTTGGCGTGCAACCCGGAGCGACTCCTCAATGAGAATGACTGACGAACAGCTCAAGATGGCGCTGGGTGGTGTGGGTGAACATGAGCCGGTGCTCCGTGCATTGCGGCAGGTGCTAGGTGAATTGATTGCAGACGAGGTCTCCGCAGCAATTAATTCGGCACTGACTCCAGAGGCTAGGGCGTACAATTGCGGACGTGCGGCTGCTCTATCGGATGCACGCTCGTTCCTCGTGGAGATGGGTCTGAAGCTGGAAGCTCCCCAAGAATAATTGGTTGACGTTAGCGATAACGTCGTTCATCAGGGCTTCAGCTTTCTGGGTTTAGCGTTAAACCCTGTCGTAGTATGCCCGACTTGCAGGGCCTAAAAAGCATGGAAGCAACACAAACCGGGGAAGCGACACCCCAACAAAACACGGCACAACCGCTCAACCCGCTCCCGCTCGACACGGTGGCGTTGGCGAAACTGTTGGAGACTCGGTTCTCTGAGACTCCGACAAAAGCTGTCGAGCAACCGGAACCAGCCGCTGCGAGTGCAGATGAGCCGGTCGCCGAGGAGTCAGCGTCCGAGACTGCTGAGACCGGGGAGGCGACACCCGTGGAGGATCCCGCTGAGGAGGAAACCTCTCAGCAGACTGAAGACGCTACCGAGGACGAACCGGCTGGAGTCCAGAAGCGCATCAACAAGCTCGTAGCCCAAAAAAAGGAAGCCGCAGCTAAAGCGGAAGCCTTGGAGCGGGAGTTGAATGAGGCGCGGACGAAGCTGGAAGCTCTTGAGCAGCAGGCGGCAGTACCGCAGGCGGCAGCTACGACCGACAATCCGTTCTCTGACATCTGGGACGAGGCGAAACTCAGCGATGAGTACCGCAAGGCCCGGGAGTTGAAGCGATGGTGCGAGGACAACGCTGAAGGCTGCGAAGTGGGCGGGAAAGAGTACAGCGCGGATGAGATCAAGGCGATTCGGCGACGAGTCGAGGATGCCTTGGATGTTCACATCCCAACGCGGCACCAATTCTTAGCCACGTACAAGCAAGTCCGACCAGTTGCGGAGAGTGCGTACCCTTGGTGGAAGGACCGTAGCAATCCGACTTACTCGGAAGCGCAGCAGGTTTTGCGGCAGATGCCACAGCTTGCGTCGTTCCCGGATTATCAAATTGCCATCGGTGACTTCCTAGAAGGCCGGAAGGCTCGAATGGAACGCGAGAAGAGCGCGAAGGTTGCAAAGGCCCCCGTGAAGGTGGCTCCGAAGCAGCCTGCGGCTCCTAAGGCGAGTCCGGTCAAGTCTGACAAGGCCAACGATGCGGCGAGGTCTGCCAAGAAGGCGTTCAACAGCAGCGGGAGCACTGCCGATCTGTCGCGGTTGCTTCAACACACACTTCTAAAAACCTAATACTATGGCATATCTTGGTGTAAACAATCAGGTCGGCGTCCGCGAGGAACTTGCCGACTACATCGCAAACGTTGACGCGAAGAGCACTCCCTTCGTGTCCATGGCTCCCAAGGGCAAGGACCTCGGGAACGTCATTATGAGCTGGCAGGTGGACGACTACTCCGCCCCGCAGCTCGGTGGCGTGATCGACGGTACCGACGTCTCCAGCTACACGAACGAGTCGGCCAATCGTCTGCGCGTGACCAACTACGCTCAGGCGTTTCGCCGAAACAGCCGGGTCGGCTTCATCGCCGAGACCCAGAACGTTGCCGGTGCTGCAAGCGAAATCGCATACTCGGTTGCCAAGCTCCTTGTTGAAATTAAACGGGATTGTGAGAGTACGTTCCTCTGCACCAATCAGGCGGCGCAGCAGGATAACCCCTCCGCAAGTCCGACCCCGACTGCTTATCAGACCGGTTCCCTCGGCAACTGGCTTCTCAGCACCAACAGCTCCAACATTGGCGCTCTTGCCTCCGGTTCCGCTTTCGCCCCTGCTGGCGGCGTGACCCCGGGCACTGCGGCCACCAACGCCATCAGCTCCGTCACCTCGGCGAACTTCGCTGAGTCCACCGTGCAGAACGTCCTCACCGCCATCTACTCCAAGACTGGCGTGTATCGTGACTACGACTGCATCCTCGGCACGACCCTCAAGCGTGCTTTCACGAACCTGACTAGCTCTTCTGCCACGCAGGTTGCCAATACTAACAGCATCGCGGCCACGGCTGTTCGTACGTTCAATCAGGAGCTGTCCAGCTCGACGTTCGCGTCCTCCATCGACGTGTTCGAGGGTGACTTTGGTCGTCTGATCCTGCACCCCACCACCTTTATCGGTGGTAAGAGCACCACCACGCTGTCCTCTGAGGCTTACCGTGGCTACGTCATCCCGATGGACATGGTTGAGATCCGGTATGCCAAGCTTCCTGAGGTCAAGGATCTCCCTGACGCTGGTGGCGGCCCGATCCGCTTGGTGCAGGCGATCAGTGGACTTGTGGTAAAAAACCCGGGCGGATTTGGGATGTTCGCTGGCGCGTCGTAATCAATCACTCAACGGGGAGCATCTGCCATATCGGTGGGTGCTCCCCTTTTTTCTATCATGCAACAACCTATACTCGACAACGTACTCGAAGGACTCCCGGCGCAACTGCGTCAGGATGTGGTCAAGGAACTGGCTACTGGTTATCACGCAGATCTGGTGAATGCCGAGGTGCATCAGAAGCGCATCGCCAAGGACAGCCAGCAGGATCTCCGCAGCATCAATGGCGTTGGCCGCTTGCGGATGCGTATCGACCCGACGCTCTACCATCATTGGGGAGCTAAACTCGGCTACGAGTGTTGGAAAGATTCTCAGTTCCTGCGTGAGGTTGAACGCGACAATCCAGAGGTGCGCGTCAAATGCGGGGGAACAAAGTTGCAGGTCGGCTTTGCTCCGACGAACACTAAGTTCAGCAAGAAGTACTGACTTATGGCACAGCAGATCATCAACATCGGCACAACGGCAAATGACGGTACTGGTGATCCGCTGCGGACAGCGTTTGACAAATGCAACGACAACTTCACTGAGCTATACGCTGGAGGCGGAGGTGGCGGTGGCGGAATCGGAGGTAACACCGGATCCACGAATAACGCGATTCTGAGGGCCAATGGAACTGGTGGCTCAACGCTGAAGACTTCTGGAATCACGATCGCTGACGGCGCTTCTGGAACCCTTAGCGGTACCAACAGCGGTGACCAGAACATCTTCTCCACCGTTGCTGCGGGAGGTCAGTCTTTAGTTGCTGATAGCACTTCCGATACGCTGACCATTGTTGCTGGAACCAACGTCAGCATCACGGCTGATGCATCGACCGATACGATCACCATTTCGGCAACTGGAGGCTCTGGTGGCGGAAACGTCTCCGGTCCTGCTTCTCCGACTACGGATAATGCTCTGGTGCGCTGGGATGGAACCACTGGCCAGCTCATTCAGAACAGCTCTGTCACGTTGAGCGACACTCAGGAGATAAGCGGGCTGAAGAGCGTCACGTTCAACACTGCTGGCGGAACTGTTGGGTTGGCGAAAATGATCTGGGATCCGACTAATCAGACGATTGACCTTGGTATTGGATCTGGATCGGTCAACGCATTGCTTGGTGTCGATAGCCACGTTCTTGGGCGAAACACGACTGGGTCAACAATCACTCGTGGGCAAGTTGTTCGAGTAAATGGGGCGAGTTCCGGAAACCTCACCATTGCGTTGGCTCAGGGGAATACTGATCCGAACACCGCAAACACCATCGGCATTGCGGCGGAGACCATTGCCAACAACGCAACTGGAATGGTCATCACGAACGGACTGCTGCGTGATCTCAACACGCAAACATTTACGGCTGGCGATCTTCTCTACATCAGTGCGACTACTGCTGGGTTGTTGGTGAATACGATTCCAACAGCTCCCAACCATGCGGTAAGAATGGGATATGTGGTTTCGTCTAGCCCGACAAACGGAATCATCTACGTCGCGGTCAACAACGGCTACGAGCTGAACGAGCTGCACGACGTTAACTACCCGACGACGCCAGCGACAAACGACTTCCTAGTTTACGTCACTAACCGGTGGGAGAATCAGACTGCAGCCACTGCCCGCACTTCGATGGGGCTGGGTGCTCTTGCAACAGTCACGCCAGCTTCTGGGGTAGCCACGTTCCTGACGACTCCGACAAGCGCGAATCTGGCTTCCGCAGTCACCGATGAAACTGGAAGCGGGTCTCTGGTTTTTGCTACAAGCCCGACGCTGGTGACGCCACTGCTTGGAACTCCTACGAGCGGGACGCTGACCAACTGCACTGGCCTTCCACTGTCTTCCGGAATCACCGGCACCCTTCCGATCGCCAACGGCGGCACAGGTCAAACAACTGTTACAGCAGCATTTGACTCTCTTTCTCCATCCACAACCAAGGGGGACTTAATTGTCCACAACGGAACCAACGATGTACGGCTGGCTGTTGGCGCGACAAATGGGCATGTTCTGACTGTCGATTCGACGACTGCGACGGGTGTCAAGTGGGCTGCTGCAGGGGGAGGTAGTGGCGGCTCTACCAACGTCTGGATCCCTGCTGCTCAGTGGATCCCGAGAACGACAACCGGATGCGGCATTGATTCTCGTGAGCTGACGACCAACAAGATTAACACTGACGAACTTCTGTTTGATCCCGGCACTGCTGAGTACGCTCAGTGCATGATCGTGATGCCTAGCAATTGGAACGCTGGTACGATCACCGCCAAGTTCCATTGGACGGCGTCAGTCACCGCTTCTGGTTCAAACACTGATGTCGTTTGGGGTCTGCGTTGTAGAGCCTATGCGAACGACGATGCACTAGATCAGGCCATGGGTACCGCACAGACGGCAACTGATACTCTAACTGCCGTGAACGACTTGGATATTAGTCCGGCAACATCTGCTATCACTATTGGTGGTACTGCGGCTGCTGGAAACCCGGTGATCTTCGAGGTCTATCGCGATGCTGGAGTGGTCGGTGACAATTATGCTTCTGACGCCCGTCTCCTCGGAGTGGAAATCAGCTACACCGCATAATGCACCGAAGAGCCAGACATCTGAACCCATCTAACGCTGGGGCTGTATCAGCTCTGGACGCTCGATTTTTGTCAGGATTTTCTGACGGAAACACCATCGGGACTTGGACCTCGAGAACTGGCAACAACTCGCCAACCCAATCGACAGAAGCAAACAAACCGCTCTACAAGGTCGCGCTCCAAGGAGGGTGCCCGGGAGTGCTGGTAGACGACACCGCTTCTGCGAGTGGGCGTTTCGCAACTTGGTCATCAACTCCTATTTCTGGAGCGACAGCGGCGACGTTTGTATACGCCTGCAAACGCACATCGGATGCAGGCAACGGTGCTCAAGTATGTAATTTTGGAAATTCCTTTTACGCGGACCACAATCCTTATGGAGGCGGTGGGTCTTACCTTAGTCTTGGATCATCAATTAGGCACGAATGGTCGTCATCTATTCCACTGAATTCTCTTAATATCGAGTCAATCACATCCAAAAGCGATCAATTTACGGTTTGGCAACTAGGAACCTCAATTTACACAGCAGCGAATACGGTCGCGATTGGATTGTACCCAAGGATTGGTGCTAACGGAAGTCTTAGGCCGAGCGGCGCCGGGGATTCTGCGTACTATTGGGTCGGCCATATCTATTCTGTAAACGTATTTGCGTTTGAGTTGAGCAACCCACTTCGCAAGCGGTTGGAGCATTCCATCGCTTTCAGCTTCAAGATCAAAACAAACTAGAATTTACGAACACTCAATAAGATTCTCTTTCAAAATTGCCTGCTCATGACCTACCTGACCTACCTGACCTACGACAAGCAACTTCGCTCCGAGACTGATCCAGAGATCATTGCCACGCTGCTGCGAAAGGGCTGGGTCGAGGCGCCGCAACCTCCTTACGATCCTGCGACTGAAACCTGTCAGTGGATTGATGGCGCTTGGGTAGTCTCCCCTATTGTCGTGCCTGTCCCGACGCAGGTGTCGATGTGGGCCTTGCGTGAGGCGGTGATGCAGGCCGGTGAGATGACCGCCATTGCAGCCGCACTGAATGGCCTTCCAGAGCCTCAGAGGTCCATTGGTTGGAACCGTTGGGAGTACAAGGAGGACATCGTGCGAGACAGTCCGATCATCGTGATGCTGCAGGACGAGCTTGGATGGACTGACGCTCACGTCGATGACCTGTACAAGTCCGCGGCTGCCATAGCGCAGAATCCGAACTGAGATCTTGAAAGGTAGACAACAAACACTGAACTAGACCACGCATGAATGTAGGAGCTAATCGTCAGCTAGGCGGAGAGTACGGCGGAAAAGCCAACACCTCGACCGCTGCTGTGACTGGTGATTTCTGGAAATTGCAGTGCCTCACCGCATGCACGTTTTCAGCGGTCACTTGCAACATCACCAACTTCCCGACTTCGGTGTCCATTCCGGCAGGAACTGAGATCATCGGTGTGTTCTCTTCGATCGCAGCCTCTGCGGGCACGTTCATCGCACACAACCGCAAATACTAACCGACCATGCCAGCCACCAAGATTACCGAACTGACAGCGATCTCCACGGTCAACACAACGGTTGATCCGCTCGCAATCGTAGATGTCAGCGATACCACGCAGGCTTCTTCCGGCACTACCAAGAAGATCACGATTGGCCAGATCGACGCCGCTATCTTCGGAGCCAGCGGAAGCAAGGCCATTGTCGTGGACAACGTGGCGGCTCTGAAGGCGCTGACAGTTTCCGGAATCACTGACGGACAGCTCTACATCACGAGGGGCTACTACAGCGACAATGACGGCGGTCAAGGGACGTACATCTACGACACGGCAAGTGCAGTTACTGACAACGGCGGCACCGTGATCGCTCCTACGGCTGGGGCTGGAAGGTTCTTGTTGCAGTATAGTGGGGAACTGAATGTTAAGCAGTTTGGCGCAAAGGGTGATGGATCAACTGACGACACATCGGCCTTGAATTCGGCTGCTTCTCAAGCGGCGTCTCTGGCAAAAAAACTCGTTATTCCTCAGACCGCATCTGGATACAAAGCATCATCTACACTTGATTTTCGAGACATCGAATTTATCGAATCATATTATCCATCAATTCTTTCAACAGTAACAACGACTCCGGCAGTTAGGATCGGCGGAAATTCAACTACGATTGCTAATGGTTCTATTTCTATATCAGTCACTAGACCCGGAGAAACCAATAATTGGACATCTGGATCTGTTGGAGTGCAGCTTGAGAAGGCTACAAATTGCAAGTTCTCACTGATTACCAGAGGTTTTTATGATGGTGTAAAAATCTGCCCGGCATCATCTCAGAATGTTGTTTACTGCAAGTTTGAGCTTTGCAATGTTTCACGATGCTTTAACAACTGGAACCTATGCCCAACTGCTGACGGTTTTGTTATATCAAATATTTGGTCAGGAGGAGTAAATTACCAAGATGTAAATGGTGCCACGAAGCCAAACGCTCATGTTTACATCAAGACTGCGTCCACAGCATTTGTTTCTGACAATCTGTGGACAGACAACATTGACTTCGATGGAACAAGCGCTGTTTACGGAACAGCTTCATCTGATTGCGCTTTGTTCCGATTTTATCCAGATGGAAATGTTGGAGGAACCTTAAACAATCGAGTTGTTAATTGCAGGCAGGAATCATCAAGCGTAACAACCGATGATGTTTGCTTGATAAACATTGAAACCACAACAAACAAGCGCATCGTAGAATTCTCCGCTGAGTTTAACAACGCTACATCAAAGCTGTTTCCTATTATTGCAGATCAACTTACGAAGAATCTGATTTCTCTAAATTCGTCAAACCTAGAGACAGCAGTAAGCCCTTCGGACATTCTGTCATTCTCGTCACTTGGCGCTCTTGTTCCTATTTTTACTGATGCCAGCGGAAACATCAAGGCTCCCGGTAGAGCTATTTATAGAGCAAGCACTGCGGCATTCGTTGATTCTTTGTCATCTGGAAGTCAGGTGGCTATTGGCGATGAAATAGTCACTTGGAATTCTGATGACTATGGAATCGGGTTTGCCATCAAGAAAGAACCCGGAAATCCAACATGGATCAATGTTTCACAAAGCACTGGAACTCCTCCATCTGTGAGCGTTGATCTTGCTGTGTTTTGCTTTGATTCAAGCGGAACACAGCTTTCAGGAACATCTCCTGCGTACGCTATTGGAAACACATGGAGGCCAAAGAACATTGGATCCAGCAATTTTTATCAGATGAATGGTGGATGGATCTACCTCCACAAGAATGTTGCTTCAGCCATCATTGTTTCTTCTCCATGGAATTTTCCATCATTCAAGTATGTTGATCTTCTGTTAGAACATACTGCTGGAAATCCAATAGCTTTTGATAGGATTCCAGGACTTCAGCCAAGCAACATCATTTCTGGCGGAGTTCCTAAATCGTACTTCCAAAGCGGAACCATGATTGGTGACAACGTGAACAACGTCATCAAACTATGCACATTTAACTTAGCAACGACCGCATCTTCTGGAGCGTCTGCTGGAGCATCTGCTGTCGTCGCAACTTCTGTGTCTGGAGTTACAAATGGAGACACAGTCCTGGTTCAAATTGATTCAACGGTGAATGGTATCAAGAAGTTTGACGCTTTCACCGTATCAAGCGTCGCTGGATCCACTGTAAACCTTTCCGGAACATTGTCTGCTGCCGTGAGTTCTGGGAATGTGATCTATTTCAATCGGTGGACTGATAGGTAATTCAATGAACACCAACGATCTCAAGGACGCCATTGTTGGGATCGGAAGCACCGGTGGTGGTGTGGCGATCTCTTATATCGAAGCGTTTAGTCCTTACGTTCGTTTCGCATCACTTTGCATCGGCTGCGTCATCGGCCTGATTGTCATATACAAGCACATTAGACACTGGAAAGACAAACCATGAACGACTCGATCAAATCCCTCATCCGTCACGTCCTTAGCGCCGCTGGTGGTTTCTTGGTCGCCAAGGGCGTCGTCTCTGCTGACCAGCTCCCAGAGGTTGTTGGCGCGGTCATTACGCTCGTTGCTGCGGCTTGGGGATACTTCTCCAAGACTAAAGCCACTCCTCCCGCTCCGTGATTGAGCAGTTGGTCTTGGCGGTGCTCAAGTTCATTGAGTATTTGCTGGCAAAGGACCGAACCAGTGAAGATGCGAAACGTGATCCTAGCCTGCGCGACAAGCTTCTGGATCGCATTCGCCAGCATGAGCAGCGGGTGCGCGACTCGGGTGATATTGGTCCCAAGCGGTGAGCCGGTGAGACTAGCCGAGGATGTAAAAGTTCGGGTCTGGGTGCTCGACTCGAAGGGGCAGAGCGTCAGATCCTCCAACCGCGTGGTGCTGCCTGCGGGGTGGTATGCACTCCCGAAGGACTGATCTCGACCTATGCCTAAGACCGTAAACTACTCATACGTCCTGAGAAAAGCCTGCGAGATGACAGGTCGGACGTATCCGCCCACAACTGAGGAGGCCAATTTCTTCCGCACCTTCATTGGAACGGCGCTAAGGCAGGCTTGGGAGGCGTTTGATTGGCCTGACCAGACGATCGTCCAGCAGGAGTTCTTCGCTCCGACTTACTCTTCGACGGAATCCTATTCGTTTGGTGATGTGGTCTATTGGCCAACGGAGCAGAAGTACTATCAGTGGATAAACAACGGGGCTTCCTCCGGTGAGCCTCCGACGTTCGATGCCGACTACTTCTTCGTGCTTGGCCTTGAGGATGGAGTAACTGCGCTTGGTCTTGAGAACGGTGAGAGCATCGAGGTGATTCCTCCGGTTGGAACGACCTCTGGAGGCACTCTCAACTCCACGTACTGGGCCGAGGCTCACCCGTCCTACACCAGCAGTTCGAATGCAAGCTGGGATTCCAACACGACGTATGCGGCAGGTGACATCGTGCTCTACGAAGTGACTCAGCAGTACTACCAGTGTTTCTCGTCTGCTTTGGCTGGAACTGAGCCTACGAACAACCAGTTCTGGGGATTGCTCAATCCGTTCTTCCGTCACGTCTCTCAGATCGACAATCCGGACGGTACCACGAGGTCGCAGGAACTTGGCGAGATCTTCGCGGTCTACCGTAACGACCCAAGAGTTCGCATCCCTCAGACGCGCAACGTGCAGTACGGTTTTGACGAGGATGGCCTGCTCGTGTTGGACGAGATCCCATACGTTTTCATCGAGGTGCGACTGCTGCCTCCTGTGTATCTGACGGATCCAACCAGCATCCCGTACAGGTTCTCTGAGATCTGTTCGTATCGGGCTGCGGGGCAGATGCTTCGAGTCGATGGCAAGGTGGATCTTGGGAATGAGTTTCTGCAGCTCGGTGAGTCGGCTCTAACGGATGAAATTGACAAGGTTGCTCGACAGGAGATGCAAGTGCGGCAGATCGTTGTGCCTACACGCTGATGCCAGACATTCAACAACTGGTCGGTCAGGATGACGGGTTCATCGGAATGAACTCTAGGCTCAACGCTGATCTGTTGCCTCCAAAGTATGTCTCGTTGGCGATCAATCGGCGCTTCGAGGATCAGAGCATCAAGAATCGCTGGGGCGTGGTGCGTCCCAAGTGGGGAGGTCTGTGGGTAAATGGCAGCTTCACGGCAAACGTCAGTGCCAATAGCTCGACCGTAAATACGGCTTCCGGGCTGTCTCAGGTTTCGGTGAACACGGTTGTCTCGTGCAATCCTTCATCCAGCGAGTTGGTGTTCAAGAATGGAACGCGTCTGCTGTCTAAATCTGAGGACAACAGCAATGCGGTGATGAGCACAAGCTCGTACTCATTCACCTACCCGAATCCTCAAACATTCCAGTACTACTTTTCGACGACTGGAATCACAGACATAGTGGCGCTGCTGAAGTACCGGGACAAGACCACCGGGACTCAGTCGCTTCTTGTGGCGTCCAATGTTGCTAGGAGCACGGATGGAGGTCAGGGACGGGTCTTCTTGCTGCGACCAAATCAGGCGCATCTGGAAATCCCGATGAATGGCCACGACTTCTACGACGACGTCCGGCTGATTCAGTGCGGCGATTCGGTGGTCATGCTGCGTCCGGGTCCTGCGCGGTACTACTTCAACGGAACCGACGTCAACGCAACGACTGACACCATAACGCTCAACGTTACACCTGACCTGCAGACAGGTGATCGTGTCGTCATTGGTCAAACCGGAACGCAGACACCGCTCTGGATTGGATCGACCGGATCCGGTCAAGGCTTTGGCATTTACGTCAATGTGGTTGGTTCTGCGGTGACGCTGCATCTCACGCAGGCCGACTCGCTGACGGGTGCAAACAAGCTGGATCTTGCTGCGGGTCTGACTTCAGCCAATCGGTTCTTCATCGAGCTACAGAACAACACGACCAGCTACGACATTGCTCAGGGGCTGGAAAGCTACCAGAACGACGGCCTGCCGCTCATCATGCAGTCCAGCTACGCTGCTGGAAGTCAAGTGCAAGCCTTGGACAAGGGTTTTGATCGCGTCCCAGCTACGAGATCCATCGTCGCATCCGATGCCAATGCGGACACGATCACGGTGCCCAACCACAACTTTGTGGCCGGGGATCAAGTTAACATTCGCAACATCAGCGCGGTTGGTGTTGCGGATGGCATCTACTATGTCTATCCGGTCGATGAGAACACGCTGCGGCTGTTTCAAGGGACGACAGAGGAGACTGACAGTCTGAACGACGCCAGCCGGGCTACGTTCTCGGTAGTTACGTCTGGAACAGCTCCGACAATTAGCGTTTCGAGCCTAACAATCCGAAACCAAGGCTCCGGTTACCTGACTGCCCCAACCATCACGTTCAGTCCTGCCGGAGCTTCGTTCAACGCCACGATCACTGACGGCAAGGTGACGTCTACGACGAGCGTGTCTGGTGGTGGCGCATACTCTGCAGCGCCTTCTGCGACAGCCTCGATGCCGAACACGCTGGTGGATATCACCTCCACGAGCACAACGCTGTCAGGGACGATTGCCAACTCCTCAGCTTCGGGTGCCGCGGTGCCTGCCGGACGTGATGGGCTGTACTTCCAAAACCGACTGCTGATGGTGTACGGCAACGACTTCTTGGCCGTCTCGGATGTGCTGGATCCGCTGCACTACGCGAAGGTCACCAATGACTTCAAGCTCAACACCGGCACAAACGATAGGGTCATAGCAATCGCGGCGTTCAACTCCACGACGCTGGTGGTGTTCAAACAACGGTCGGTGCTGGCCATAGAGAACCTGTATGGTGACCTAAGCAACGTCCGGCTCACTGAGGTCACTCGAGAGTTCGGCTGTGTCGCGCCTAACAGCGTGGTCAATACTGGCTCTGATCTCATCTTCCTGAGCCAGCGCGGAATCATCTCACTCAAGCAGACAGAGTTCGGAATTGCTCAGTCGGTGATTCTGCCTCTGTCGGACTCGATCCAGAACCTCGTGGACGACATCGACGAGACGAACTGGCAGCGGTCCTGCGCGGCATACTTCGACAATCGCTATCTGCTGGCCCACCCGACTGAAAGCGGAGATGGCACCAACGACCGAGTCCTGAGCTACAACTTCCTCAATCAGGCGTGGGAAGGCTACTGGGAAGGGCAGCTGCTCAATCCAAAGTTCTTCGAGCGGGTGATCGTCTCCGGAACCGAGCGACTGGTCTTCGCGGACGAGTCGGGCTACGTCCACAACTTCGACAAGGACGCTCTGTTCGACCGGAACGCTACCGGAACGTCCTACCAGATCTCGACCCGGGTGGAGTTTCGTGGGTACACCGGGGACGCTGTAGAGCACAAGCAGTGGACAGATCTTCATCTGGAACTTCGGAATTGGGACACGCGCTACGATATCAGCGTTGATTTCGATGGCGTCTCCGAGAGTTTGGACATCGCCGAAAACGCCACCAAGGACCGGACGCTGTACTACAAATACGGCTACTCGGCCTACAACACATCCAACGCCAACGACGACTTCCTGACGGCATATCGCGAAGACTACTCGACGCTGCCGGTGCTTAGGACTGGATCAAACGGGTTCCGAGCTGGGCTGCATCAGTCGTACGCACACAAGGCACGGCTCAAGGGGCACGCGTCCGCTGCTCAACCGATACTGACCACCGATCGAGGATCGCTCATCGTCGCCAACGTCAAGATGGTCGGGATTCCTTTCAGACTCTACGGTAAGAACGACGTCTAAACATGCCACTCTTTGTCACTGTTACCCCGGGAACCACGGTCACCAACAGCACCACGCTGGACGCTACCACGCTAAACCTGTTGGGGACGCCTTCCGTGGATGTGGTTGGAACTGTGGATGGTGGTTCTCTCTCTCTGTCTCCGGGATCGGTTGGAACGACGCAGTTGGTGGCTAACGCGGTAACCTTCGCCAAGATGCAGCAGATCGGCACCGACAAGCTGATCGGTCGTGATTCTGCTGGCACCGGAGATGCAGCTCAGATTGGTGTTGGTGGCGGTCTTGAGTTCAGTGGTTCGGATACGGTTCAGATCGCTTCCAGAGGCGTCAGTGAGGCCAAGCTGTTTGAGGTCACCGCCAAGAAGCTGCTCGGGCGTAATGCTACCACCAATGGAGACGTCCAGCAGATCACGGTGGGATCCGGTCTTGCGCTTAGTGATGCCGGAACGTTGAGCGCCTCGGTGAAGACTTGGACGTCATCTGAGCTTTCGGTGCCTGCTGGTGGTTCCAAGCAGACGGTGCTGTTCACGGACACGACTCTGGGTGGCGCTCCGGACATCCTGACTGGATTCCTTAAATGCACCGATGCAGGCGGGGATGCTACATACGCTCAGAACGACTTGGTGGCGCTGGACGCGGTGATCTCCGACACCAACGAAACGGAAACACCGGCTTTCGGTAAGTATATTGACTCGACCTCGATCAATTGCATCACGACGAGCAACAACTACCTGCTGGTCCCTAACAAGACCAACGGGCAGTACTCCTCAGCCTCGACTGCAGTGGATCGCACGAAGTGGAAGCTAGTGCTCAAGGCAATCAAGTTTAGCTGACGCCTCTCTACGTCACAGTTACTCCCGGGACGACGGTGACTTCGAGCACCGTGCTGGATCCGGCTGTGCTGAACCTACTGGGCAACCCGGCGATTGACATCAATGGGACCGTGGACGGTGGATCGTTGTCTTTGGCTGCTGGGTCGGTGACCACTTCCGCGCTTGCTTCCAGAGCGGTCACATTTCCGAAGATCCAAGCCATCGGTACGGATCGACTGCTGGGAAGGGACACGTCTGGGTCTGGAGATGTTGAGGAGCTGACGGTCAGCGGTGGGCTTGGGTTCACCGGTGTCGGTGGAATCGAGATCACCAACGGGCAGGTGGAATACGCCAAGATTGTCCCGGTGGCTGCGTCGAGGCTGCTAGGTAATCCCACCGGATCCTCGGCCACCATGTCCGAGATACCGCTTGGTACTGGGTTGGCGTTTCAGGGTGGAGCTTTGGTCACCACTGGTGCTAAGTACCGCGCCGACTTCCAGTTCTCGAGAGGAGATGCACCGAGTGCCTTGTCGATACCAGCAAGCTCAAACACAACGGTTACGTATTGGCCTTTTACTCATCTTAACACGGACAACATCTTCACTCAGTTTCAGACATCGTTTGTCCCTACGAATTATCAGCTAACGATGACTTCAACGATAGACATCACCGCTGGTACACCTGTTGGTTTGACCCTGCAGTATTCGACGAACCTTTCGACTTGGAGTGACATCTACTCATGGGATCTGAGAGGTACTGCTGGCTATAGGTCTGCGTCTGGAGCTGTATCCATCACGGGATCACCTGCAAACGTCTACTATCGGCTGGTGAAGTATAACCCATCCGAGGATTCAGCGGTGAATCTCAACGCGCTTGGACTCACGTTGAGCGTGTGGAACTAACGTATGAGAATCCGTGTCTACAAACTAGCCAACCTCCGCAAACATACTCCAACAGATAGCCAACCGAATGATCCAAAACCTGACATCGTACGTGCGGCAGAAGCTCCCGGACAGCTTCAAGGGGTGGACTCAGGAAGCTCTGGAGGACTACGTGATGTGGCAGATCGAGAGGAACCAACTCGTCGCCGCCGTGGACGACCAAGGAAGCGTTAGGTCTATCGTGATTGGCTGGCCTACAGAGGAGATGCAGGTCGAGTCGTTTCGCTGGCAGGAGACCACGGAGCATGGCCGGTTCTGGTACTGGGATCAGATAGCTGGAGACAACCCGGCTGCACTGATGTCGGCATTTGCAGAGATGTTCCGACGCAGGCCGGAGTCTGCCAGCCTACCAAGTTACGGGGTTCGGCATCGCAAAGTTCGATTCTTTGGGACAGCTTTGGACGTCTACAAGACAGGAGAAAAGATCTATGGGAACTAGTATCGAAGCACCTCCGCCACGGAATTACGGGCAGGAGACGAGGGACACACTGCAGGCGCAGATTGACCTGACCCCGGCACGCTATGCGGCGGAGGCTGAATACGCGCCACGTTTTGCTGCCCTGAACGCGCAGATTGCTCGCCAGCTTGCTCCTGAGATCACCGCGATCTATGGGCAGATGGCCCCGGAGCTTGCCAAGACCGAGGCACAGGCCCGTGGCATCTCGCGTGAGGGTGACATCGGTGACATCGAGAAGCTGGGTCCTCGTGCCCGTGCAGCCATACAACAGTCCTCTCCGCAGTCTGCAGCGTTGGCGGACATGCTGGCGTCTCAGGCCCAGTCCAATCTGGCGGCTGGCTCTAGGCTGACCCCGGAGCAGCAACGCATGGCCCAGCAGCAGACTCGTGCGGCTTATGCGGCGCGTGGCCTAGCCGAGAGTCCTCGTGGAGCGGTTGAGGAAGCGGTGCGGTCTCAGCTCATGGGTGCTGGGCTTCAGCAGCAACGTCAGCAACAAGCCATGCAGGGTATTGGGGCGCAGCAGGCGGTCTACGGCGACGTGTTCCAGCAGGTCCTTGGACGTCCTTCGCAGGCGTTCGGAATGACCCAAGGCGCATTTGGTCAGGCGCAGGGCATGGCTCCGGGAATGTTGTTCAACCCTGAAAGCCAGTACGCTGCGGACATCTATGGTGGCAACGCTCAACAGCAGCTTGCGGCTCGGACGGCCAGTGCGGCTAACACCACGGCTCTCATCGGTGCGGGCATTGGTGCAGCAGGATCTCTATGAACTACGGCTACTCTCAACAGGTCGGCGGTGGCTTTGGTCGGTACGGCATGAGTCAGCCCTACCAAGCGCCCAGCATGCCTTCGCCACAAGGACCTTCCGGCCTACAACGGTACGCTCAGGGTCTGGACCAGCAGTACGGTCAGATTCAGTTCCTCAAAGAGCAGGGATACTCTGACGAAGAGATCAAGAAGCTCGGAATGGATCCCAACATGGGGCGCGGCATCATGGGAGAGTATGGCGGCCTGCTGAACCAACGTGACGAAATGAAGAGTCAGCTCAAGCAGGACATTATCGGCGGCATTGAGTCGGGTGCGAAGTACCTTGGCAAAGCACTGTGATCGTAAGGTTCCAGAGATGCGTAGGAATCAAACTGTTTCGGTTGTTCAACTGGCAGCTTGAGATCTGGTGCTGTCCAAAAGGCGAGGTCATCCCGCTCCACACTCACGAGCAGTGCGATTCCCGGATCACGCATTGGCTGGGCAACGTCGAGTGGATGATGGGCAACAAGCGGAGGACGCTCTGCACGAGGAACATCGGCTGGACTAGACACGTTCCTGCAGGAGCTGTGCATGGGGCCAAGGTCCACAGCTTCTCGATCTTCAGTAACCTTGAGATATGGCGTGGCAAGCCTAGCAGTGCGGCTACAGACTTCGTCCCCGCATGAAGGAGATTGTCGCCATCTACCAAGAGGTCTGCCACGGGCACCCGGATGCCTTGGCCTTTGTGGTAGCATTCCATGCCTATTGCCATCAGATTGATGACCTCATTGACGGGGACACGGCCTACAACCCAGAGAACCTGCTGCGGGTGCTGATGTCGGCCAATGCTTTGTACTCGACGCCGTTCTATTTGCAGCACGCTTGGAGGCTGCAGCCGGTCATTGCGTCGATCACCAACACCTACGCGGACTCCGTTGCTTGGGAGACGTCTGACGAGCCTTGGAAGCAGCGGGTGGCTGACGTGATCCGGCAGTGCGGCAACGACATGATCCTAACCGTGGCATGGATCGTTGGCGGTTGGTCGCTTATGCGGGCAATTTCATTGAGACTTCGTGAGGCAGCATACCACGATCAGCACGAGGACTAGTTATGGCCACTTACGGATA